CCAAGGTGGGGGTAGTTTACGGATGGCTCCCCCAACTACCTCCACCGCAAACCTTCTCGGAGAACGTCATGTCTGCTAGCACCACGACCTACAATGGCCAGCCGGTCACGCTGGTGCGAGTAGCGACCCCGACCGACATGGGCTACAAGCAGGGCGCTTCTGGGGCACCCCCGACCGATCAGTTGCTCGTGCGCTTTGCCGACGGTCATGAGGAAGTCGTTCCTAAGTCGGCGATTGAAGGGACGTTTGTTGCCTCGAATGCGCCGACGACAGAACCGGAGCCGGCTCCGACCGAGCCTCCGACGGTGGTCGATGTGCCCTACGCCTCCCAGAACGGTCCGTACCTGAATTGCACGATGGGCAACTGGAATGCGATGGAGACCGGCACCTACGCCTATCAGTGGCAGTGCGATGGCGTCGATGTCGGCTTGGGCACAGAAATCTACCAGACCATCGCTGACGACGTCGGTAAGAGCTTCACCTGTACAGTGACCGCAACGAATGACCTCGGTGAGGCTTCGTCAACGTCCAATGCGGTTGTGGTTACGGCTGCTTGAATGGCAATCGTCTTCTGGAATGATGCGGCACTGATCAGCCGTGTGCGGGCTGGTGTCATGCGCGGTATCGTGCGTGGAACTGAGCAAGTTCGCAATGAGGCGCTCAGGCTGATCATGCAGACGTCCAAGACTGGTCGGATCTATCGCACGCGCGGTGTGATGCATCGAGCTTCGGCTCCGGGTGAAGCACCGGCCTCCGATACGGGTCGGTTGGTTGGGTCGATCAGCACCGCCTACGACAGCTCGCGGTTGGCGGGAGTAGTGTCAGCCAATACTAAGTATGCCGAGTTCCTCGAATACGGAACCGCTACCATGGCCGAGCGCCCGTTCATGCGACCGGCCCTTGCCAACACGCAAGAGAAGATCGTGCAGGCGGTCGAGGAAGAAGTCGCGAAGGTTTTGGCATGACCGCGAGTCTCGATTTGTCGATACCGATCCGCGATGCGGTCATCAGTGCGGTCGGTTCGTCGTTGCCGGTCTACAATGGAGACTCGCCGGTTTTCACCCGCCGTCCAGTACCAGTCGGAGCACCGTTTCCGATGGTGGTGATCTCGGGCGACATTACCGTCACCGATGAGGACGGGGTCGATTACCAACGCCCAGTCATCATGCGTGACGTGATCACCTACGGGCGCAATGACGCCGAAAGCTACCGGCTGGTCGAGGAGATCGCTTATGCTCTGCGCGAAGCCTTTCATCGGAACCGGCGATCGCTGGGTCCAATAGACGAGTGGTCGGTAGTCGACGTGCGGGCAACCGGGCCTCGCTCGGCCCCGACCGACGATGAGCAAACTGTAGGTCGCTTGGTCGGACTTACCGTCCGACTAGCAAAGAGATAGGAGCAAGCGGAATGGCAATCTTCTCGACGTCTGGTTCAAAAATCTTCATCGGTCAGTTTACCGCATCAAAACTGGTAGACTGGATCGCGTCCGACTTCAACACCTTCTCCTGGACAGAAATTGGTTGGTGCGAGGCCATTGGCGAGTTAGGCGATGAGTCGTCAGAAATCACCTTCGATGCGATTGGACAGGGGCGCACTCAGAAGCTGAAAGGCATTCGTAACGCCGGCACCATGGCCTGCCGCTTCGGTATTGACTCGGCAGACCTTGGGCAGATTGCTTTGCGGCAGGCTGAGCAGACCCAGCTCGACTTTGCCTTCCGGCTCGACTTCGATGACCAGGTGAGCATATCGAGCTTACCTTCTTCGCGGTACTTCATTGCTAAGGTAATGAGCGCGAGAGAGGTGTTGGATACTGCCAACAACGTCGCGCGGCTCAATGCTAGCCTCGGTGTCAACTCGAACGTCGTGCAGACCGCACCGTCCACCTTCTAAATGTGAGTTTACCTCTCGTGGAATGGCCGGGGGGCTGCTCGTGACTCCTCCCTGACGACTTGAGGCCCGCTCCCGAAATCGGATGGCGGGCTTCCTTTGTTTTTACAACCAAATAAGGAATAGCAATCAATGGCTGAGCATCGTACTGACAAGCATCGGATTGGTGACGGTGACGTTCCCCTGAAATTGGAAGACGGCGAAGAGATGGTACTCAAGCCGTCATGGGGTGCCGCACAAGCTATCTCCCGACAATATGGCGGTATCAGTGGTGCGGTCGAGCGCGTCGTCCGCATGGACATCGACGTCACTGTCCAAGTGATACTCCTTGGCCTCGGTTACCTCGGTACGCGCAAACCACCGACAGACCTTGCTGAACGTATTTGGCGAACCGGCTTCACTGATCGCACTGGTGCGATCGGGGAGACGACGGTCAAGTATCTGCACATCCTGGCCAATGGTGGTAAGCCGCTGCCGGAAGACGGGCCAGCTGGTAGCGACGGTACCGAAAACCCTTCGATCAGGGAGAGTACCAACTCTTCCTAGACAACTTGGCAAGAATTGCCTTGGGTTGGCTGCACTGGTCGGAGGAGCAGTTACTGATCGCGGACATGAACTCGATTGCGGTTGGCTACGAGGGTATGCGGGACATGCTCAGTGGCCTCTTCGGCAAGGCCGAGGCGACCGGTGTCATTCCGCAGCGGCCCGGTCGCCCGCCAGGCCGCCCGCCGACTGAAGTTCCAATCATCACTGCAGACGTTAAGGACCTACCCAAGTTGACCCCTGCGGCATTCGATAAGATGTTTGCCGATCCCAGGCGCAAAGGGAAACCGAACTGATGGCTGAGCCTCTCGGTCGCGTAGAAATCGAGATCACCGCCAATACCGACGCATTCGAGAAGTCGATTGCGCGAATGAAGACCGCTGTTGCCAACATGGGTAGTGCTGGCAGCGGTGGTGGGGGAGTCGCAGCCCTCAATAACTCGCTGGCGGTTACTTCTACCAGTATGGCTGCCGTCGGACAGCGCTCGGTAGGCCTCAATCAATCGCTGGCCTCGACATCGAGGAATGCCAACGCCGTTGCCCAGAGTATGCACAACGTCCACCAGACGGCTGGTCCGTTGGGGGACGTCATGCATGGCCTGACGGAGCAGGTAATTGAACTCGGCAAGGGTTATCTGGCACTGTTGTCAATCGAGAAGGTCATCGACTTCCTCAAAGAAAGCGTAGTGGCTTTCGCTGAGCAGCAACAACAGGTCCGATTGCTGGAAACCCAGTTGGAGAAGCTGGGTACTCGGACTACTCTGAACATGGAGGTCCTCGACAAGTACCGTGAGGTTCTGGTCGCGACGACGACGGCGACTGGTTCACAAGCACGCGCCGCTGAGTCGGCGGCGCTGCGCCTTGGTATTACTGACACCAATATGCAAAAGGTGTTGGAGACCGCCCAGAACCTGGCAGCGGTCAGCTTCGGTGACCTGACTTCCAACGTCGAACTGCTGTCGCGTGCAATCGAGAACCCGGAGCGGTTGCTGAGCCGGTTGGCGCTACGCTTCCCCGAACTCGGCGGGTCTTTCCGCAGTGTAGTTCTCGGACTTCGGCAGACGGGCGACGCCGCCGGTGCCGCCAACCTGATTATGGATCAATTGAACCAGTCGGTTGGTGGAGCTGGTAAAGCGGCCGCCGAAGGCTATGCGGGGTCCCTCAGTAAATTGAGTACCGCATGGGATGAGTTCAAGGAGCGTGTTGGGAAGTTCGTGGTTGAGAATACGCCACTGATGAAAATTCTCGAAGGTATCCCTGAGGAATTGGAAGGTTTCAGTAAAGGTCTCGATAGGGTCAGTAAGTCACTCAACGACCTGGAAAAGTTTTTCGGTGGTGGTGGCTCTGGTGGCATTGTCGATCAACTGATCGAGGCAGATAAGTGGTGGGCGTCCCTTAACGCCAGGCTGACGGATTTTTTCAGCCTGAGTAATATGTTCAAGGGCTTTGGCTCTGGTGTCATCGGTTCATTCTCGCCGGGGGGTGCGGGAGCGTTATCGCCGGACGAGGCGGCGTCACAGGTTGCTGGTCCGTTCGGTAACACAACCAATGCGGCCACAAAGGTCGACGCTCTTACCACACCCATCCAGCGGCTTAGGGATGCTTTCGCGTCCACCAGTCTCGCAGCCGATCTCTTGCAAAAGCACCTCGATGCGGCCTTGGAGGGGGTCACCGACCCGGCGACGCGAGACTCGATTGTTCGTACCACACTGGCAATTTTCAACTGGGGCACGGCCGCGTCCTTCACGGCCGCCAAGCTGGAGGAACTGCGTGTAGCCGAGCGTGCTCGCATTGAGCAGATGAACCAGAATGTCGCGGCCGCGCAGTTGGAATTGTCGCTGGCTGGCAAGTCATTGGAGGAGGCCGAACGGACCAGGCAGATCTTCCAGGACATCTTTGCACTCAAGCAAAGGATCGCGTCCGAGCGCGGGATCAGCATAAGTGAAGTTACCCTCACGCCCGATCAGGTCGCGGGTATCACGGCCGCCGATACCGCCATTGCCCACGCCAACCAGGGATTGCGCGAGACCCAAGCGGCGCTGCAGTCGGCCTATGAAACGCAGACCTTGTTCTGGAGTGACACGGAGCAGAAGGTTGCCGCCACTCTACGCTCGGTCTACGGTGAGGCTTGGCCGAAATATCTGG